CAGCTACCGCCTAGAGGCGATCGCAGAGCTCCGCAAGCGCAAGAAGGTCATGCGCGAGCTGGAGGCCCTGGAGTTCGCCGCCGAAGAGAAACGCAAGGCCGATCGCGATGCTGCGAATGCGGCCAGGATTGCGGCCAAGCTTGGCCGGGCCACCGGGGAGGAACCTGCGCCTCCCCCGGTGGTGCTTTCTGAGCCTGAGGAGGCTCTTCCCGAGGAGCCGGCAATCAAACCCAAGCGCCGTCGGAAGGCGGCACCCAAGAAGGAGGCTGAAAATGCCGATGAAGAAAGGACGCAGTCAGGAGACGATCTCGGAGAACATCCGGATGCTTCGTAAGGAGGGTCGTCCGCAAAAGCAGGCCGTGGCCATCGCGATGGACAAGGCCCGTGAGATGAAGAAGGGTGGGGCCGTCACTGGCGGCAAGCCGAAAAGAATGAAGACCCGTGGCACCGGCGCCGCCACGAAGGGTCTTTATTTTTACGAACGGGATTGATGGACGACCTCGACCTTCAATCGAAAATCGATCGAACCATTCGTGAGCGTCGGGCGCTGATTCAAGAGATGCTCATGAATGGTTTGCTCAAAGATATGGAACAGTACAAGTTTGTGCAAGGCGAGCTGCGTGCGCTAGACTTTGTCGAGGAGACCATTCGGGACTACCTCAAGAAGGAGGCGCGGTGAGCAAACCAAGTGTAGAGGGTGCTTATGTAAGCACCGAGGAGCGCGTGCTCGACCCAACCCTGTTGGAGAAGAGCGCGTTAGAACGCATGCCGAACCCGTCAGGGTGGCGCATGCTCGTCCTTCCTTATGCGGGGAAAGGCACGACCAAGGGTGGGATCCACCTCACCCAAGAGACCCTCGATCGTGAAGGCCTGGCTACCGTTGTGGCGTATGTGGTGAAGATGGGACCGCTCTGCTATGCAGAGACGTCCAAGTTCGGCCACAAGCCGTGGTGCAAGGAGCGCGATTGGGTGTTGATCGGTCGGTATTCTGGGGCGCGTTTCAAGCTTGAAGACGGCGCAGAGGTCCGCATCATCAACGACGACGAGGTCATTGGCACGATCCTTGACCCTGACGACATAGTGAGCTTCCGATGATTGAGAACCAAGCAAAGCAAGCCGAAGAAGAGCAGCTTGACATTGAGATCACTGAGGACGCCCAGGAGGGCGCGCCTCAGGCTCAAAAGGCATCCAACGAGGACGAGCTGGAGCGGTACACCAAGCAGGTTTCTCGTCGGATCAACAAGCTGAACGCGAAGCAGCGCGAGGCAGAAGAGCGCGCCGCCAACCTTGAGCGCCTGGCGATGCAGAAGGAGCAGGAGCTCCAGCAGTACCGCCAGCAGACGGTCCACTACCAGCAGAGCATGCTCCAGAAGGAAGAGGAGTCGCTGAAGGCCAAGTCGGACCAGGTCGATGAGATCTACCGCAAGGCGGTCTCCAGTGGCGATGCCGAGCTCATGTCCAAGGCGGACACGCTGAAGACCGAGCTCGCGATCCAGAAGGAGAAGCTGAACGCGGCCAAGGCCCGCTATGCCGGTGCTCAGCAGGCGCAGGCTCAGCAGGTTCCTCAGGAGCAATACCAGCAGTACCGCCAGCCTGAGCCGCAGCGGCAGGCCCAGCAGGAGGTCAAGCCGACCGACCAGGCCCTGTCCTGGCACCAGCAGAACCCCTGGTACGGGAACCAAGAGGACCCCGAGCATTCGGCGGCTACGCAGCTTGCGTACTTCACCCACTTCAACCTTCTGAACGAAGGCTACGAGGCCGACTCCGAGGATTATTATGCGGAGTTGAACAATCGTGTTTATCGGGCGTATCCTTCGCTCAAGGCTGCCGGCGACGGCGGCCAAGCTGCCGGGAAACAGGAAAGTCGGCCCTCTGTGCAAAGAGTCGCTTCCGCCTCAGTAGGAGGTCGGCAAAAATCACAGACCAAGCGTGGTGTGACGTTTACGAAGTCTGAGATCGAACGTCTCCGCGGTCTGAAGCCGCACAACATGAGCGAGGAGCAATGGCTCCAGCGAGTGGCTAAGGAAAAGCAGAAGATCGCACAACGAGAGGTACGCTGAGATGAGTAACACGACCACGAACCGCGCAAGCCGTGAATCCGAGACTCACGCTAAACAAGCTCGCAGACAACCTTGGCGCCCAGTGCGTAAGCTGGAAACTCCTCCCGCCCCTCCGGGGTACGAATACCGTTGGATTCGGGAGAGCATGCTGGGGCAGGAAGACAGGGCCAATGTGTCCCGTCGGGTGCGCGAGGGCTGGGAACTGGTGCGTGGCACCGACCTCCCGCCCGAGTGGCGCGATTCCTTCCCCACCATGGACAGCGGCCGCCATGAGGGCGTAGTAAGTACGGAGGGTCTGCTGCTGGCCAAGTTACCGATCGAAACGGTTGAGGAGCGTCGCGCCTACTACCAGGGCAAGACGCGCCAAGCCCGGGAGGCGTTGGACAACAACATGTTCAGCGAGCTCCGGGGAGACAGCCGTTATGTGAAGTACGACCCCCAGCGCGATACCCAAGTTACCTTTGGACGACGCTGATATTAGGAGGCCATTCAAATGGCAAATAAAGACGCTGCTTTTGGTTTGCGTCCCAGCCGGATGATGGGTGGTGCCCCTTATTCTGGGGGTCAATCCCGTTACCGCATCGCAAGCAGCCTCGCTGGTGCTATCTTCCAGGGCGACCTGGTCAAGCAAGTTACCGGCGGTGGCATTGAGCGTGCTGCTGCATCCAGCACGGTTCCCGTGGTAGGCGTATTTAACGGCTGCCAGTATACGGATCCGACGACTGGTGAGCAGGTGTTCAAGAACTACTACCCCGGGAGCGTGGCTGCTTCCGACATCATTGCTTTCGTCATCGACGATCCGAGCGTGGTGTTTGAAGTGCAAGCCGATGCTGCTTTCCCCGTCGCTGACCTGTTTGGCAACTTCGACATCGTCGATAACGCCACCACGGGCGACGTGAAGAGCGGTCGCTCCAACCTGGAGCTCGATGTCACCACGGGTGCTACGACCACGACCCTGCCCCTCAAGGCAATCGACATCTCCCAGGATCCCGACAACGACGACGTGGCCTCGGCCAACACGAACGTGCTTGTGGTTATCCAAAACCACATCATGGGCGTGAAGTCCGCCGGCTTAGCATAAGGAGGCTGAATAATGGCTATTTCACGCGCCCAGCTCGCCAAAGAGCTTGAGCCCGGACTCAACAGCCTCTTTGGCATGAGCTACGACAGCTACTCTCGCGAGTACGAGCAGATCTTCGCCGTTGAAGATTCTCAGCGTGCGTTTGAAGAGGAAGTGCTGGTCACCGGCTTTGGCGGGGCTCCCGTCAAGACCGAAGGCCAGGGCGTCCAATTCGACAACGCCTCCGAGAGCTACACTGCTCGTTACACCCACGACACGATCGCACTCGCCTTCTCGCTGACCGAAGAGGCCGTTGAGGACAACCTCTACGACTCCCTCGGCAAGCGCTATGTGAAGGCCCTCGCTCGCTCCATGGCTAACACCAAGGAAGTGAAGGGTGCCGACGTGCTCAACAACGCCTTCTCCTCCAGCTTCGCTGGCGGCGACGGTAAGGCACTGATCGCTACCGACCACCCGCTGGCCGGTGGTGGCACCGCTGCCAACCGTGCGACCACGATGGCCGACCTCAACGAGACGTCCCTTGAAGACGCGCTGATCGACATCAGCACCTTCACCGACGATCGCGGTCTGACCATCTCGGTGCAGGCGACCAAGCTTGTGGTTCCCCCGCAGCTGGTGTTCGTTGCAGACCGGATCCTGGAGTCCACGCTCCGGGTCGGCACGGCTGACAACGACATCAACGCGATCCGCAACACGGGCGTGCTTCCCGGTGGCTACACCGTGAACCACTACCTGACGGATCCGGATGCCTTCTTCCTCCTCACCACGGTGACGGAGATGGGCGAAGGCCTGAAGATGTTCCAGCGCACCGCCATGGAAACCTCCATGGAGCCGGACTTCTCCACCGGGAACCTCCGCTACAAGGCCCGCGAGCGCTATTCTTTTGGCTTCAGCGACTGGCGTGGCATCTACGGCTCCGAAGGCGCGTAAGCACCTTCCGCCGTATCGAAAGGGCGTCCTCCGGGGCGCCCTTTTTATTTGCGCCGAACAAGCGTATAAATGGGCCTGATCCCTGACGAGCACAATGCTCGACCCTAGCCACGACAGGAGATTCCCAATGGCTAATACCACGTTCAACGGTCCGGTACGGTCCGAAAACGGCTTCAAAGTTGTTTCCAAGAACGCCACGACCGGTGCTTTCACCGAGAGCTTTGTGCTTGACGATTCCGGCATGCAGGTAACGCCTGTCTCTGTCAGCGACGGCGACGTGACCATTGCCGCTGCAACCAACGGTGGTCGGGTCAACCTCGTCCCTGCCCCCTCTCAGGACAACACCTACACGCTCCCGGCTCCGACTGCCGGCATTGCGTATCGGTTTGTCTTCGCGGGCGCGGCGGCAGCGTCTTTCGATGCCATCTTCGACACCGGGGACGACGCCAACTTCTTCATCGGCGGTGTGACCTTCCTCGATACTGACAACGAGGTGTCTGTTGTGGGCTCGGACGGCGACTCCAACAGCATCTTCCAGATCAATGTCCCTGCGGCCTTCGACATCACCTTCCTCGGTTTGGACGACACCAACTACCAAATCTTTGGGACGGTGACGAGCGCAACCGCTCCGGCCTTCTCTGACCAGCCGTAAAGTGCATAGCTACGGAGGATTAGGCCGATGATGGATAGTTTGGCCCAAGTTAAGCAGGTCAGTCGCCGAGAGTCGGGCTTTGCGGTTCTCGGCGCACATCGCCTGAAAGTGGTGTCGGTAGTCGGCACCTCTAGCGAGGGGAAGCTGACCATTTTTGATACCGACACGGCCCCCGTGGCCGGGACGTATGCCCAGACAGGAACGACGGTGACCGTCACCAAGACGGACCACGGGCTGTCTACTGGGGATGTGCTTGGGATTTGCTTTGCAACGGGGACCGGGGGTACGGCAACGTCCGGCAACTACACCATCACCGTGACTGCGAGCAACACGTTCACGGTCCCCATGCTGAACTCAGACACGATCACAGGCACCCCCGCGTGCAACTACGTCGCAAACATCGGGTCGAAGCAGCCAAAACCAAAACGCTGGTTGATGTGTAAAACTGTTTCGGCAAGCGACATCTTTGCCAACGTTTTTGACATCCCAAACAGCGGTTTTGCAACAAAACTCGGGACGTATTTCCTGATGAGCAACCTGTCTGAAGCCGACGCTTTCTACGAATAATGGCGACGACTAAAAACGTCAGTCGCACGCCTAGCGGGAGACTCACCTACCGAGGTGAGTCTTTCGCTGGCTACAATAAGCCGAAGCGCACCTCGGGCGGCAGCAAGAAGTTCGCCGTCCTGGCCAAGAAGGGAGACGAGGTCAAGCTGGTGCGGTTCGG